AAATTTAAAGTTTCAGCTGCTTTTAAGTTTTTATACATTTCTTTGTTAACTAAAAACAAAGCTCTATTTGCATTTATATATGCATCTACAATTTGTTTAGGTGTAACAGGACCACCTCTTAAAGTTTCTCTTGTAAACAATCCTCTAGAGTCCCTAACTCCTTTTTGATAATCTGCTATCTTAAAGTTTAATGCTCTTTCAGGATCTACTTTAACAGAACGTAATCCTACAAATCCAGCAAGCTCCGGACCAAGTTCATAGGTTTGACCATATTTATCATACTTACCTTTTTGTAAAACATCTACAGGTTCAATAGATAAATCTAATCTTTTTAATTGTTGATAGTTAAGTGGTGCTTGTGCTTTCACTAAATGTGCAATTGCTTTTTGCATTTTAGTTCCCGGCGAATCTTGTTCATTAAATACTTGTGACCCTTCTCTTGTTCTTCCACCTCTTACAAATAAATCTGTTAAAGCTTCAGTCCATATTGATTCACTTATAAATGGTTGTCCTAATTCTTTTGTTGCTTGTATGGCTCCTAACAAGAAGTCATCCATAATTCCATCTTCATCTTTTTCACCTGCTTCAACTGCATTAATTACATTTTGCAAAGGTCTTACAATTGTGTCGTATGCATTTGCGTGACTGACATCTGTATATTTGAAATTACCTTCATCATCTTTTTGTACAAACAAAGTTGAGTTTTTAGACCAAGGTGCAACATATCTTCTTACAGCTTCAAATTCTTCTCTCGATACATCGTATATCATTCTACTCGCTTCCATAGTTGCATAAGGAACAGCTGCAGCTGTAGTTGTTAGACCAAACAATCTTCTATATCCAATAGATGCAAGAGGTCTTACTTCTCTTCCATCAGGTAAAGTTACTTTATAATTTATTTCTTTTAGAGCTCGTCTTACAATATTTGTACTTGTTCTTAATATTTCTGCAGGGAAAGATACAAAGTTTCCTACAGGTAATTTTCTAAGTCCTTTTACAAAGTCTGATACATAATCATAGTTAGGTATATTATTTCTTACAATACCAGCTGCTTCTTCATCTAGTTCTGCAGCAGTTTTAGAGATACCATATTTTTCATAAGCTTTTCCTAATCTAGCACGCTCCGCGCCCCACGATGCTATCTTCCAAAAATCATCTTCAGCTGTGTAAAAGTCTTGTGAAGCCTTTGTAATTTTTTGTAATGGTTTGAGAAGTAATCTCATACCTTTGTCCGCGGTCATCGTAGCACCAAAGTCTACATCTTTTAACAAGGCACGTAGATCTCCTAATCTAACGTTTGAGTTTACAACACCTAATTTTAATAGTTTTCTATATAAGTCATCTGCGGATCTTGCACCCGGCAAAGATACTTGTAATGCTCTATACGCTTGTCCAATATTATCTGCATTAGGTAATACACCGTTTGCAAATGCAAAGAAACTAGCACTAACAAAGTTACGCATGTGTGTAACCGGTGCTAATACTGTTTTAGCAATTTGTGATGTAGCTTTTGGATATAAAATTAAATTAGAATAAAGTCTTCCTACTATACTATCTTTTAAAAAAGAATTAGATGTTTGTTCTAATGCATCTGCTATTTCATTAATTGTATATTTACCGGCTATGGGGTTAGTTATTCCTGCTTCAAATTTTTGACCCGGATCTAGTTTACCTTCGTCTATTTTACGAGTGTAAGGACCTAAAGCACTAAGTGCTTCTTGTTCTGTTTCATAAAACATTCCTCTTTTACCGTCTTTAATTAATTCATCAGAACGTCTAATCAAATCTTGAAATAATTCATTTCTTCTAGTTATTAATGATATTCTACCTGTACCACCCAATACAGTTTGTAATACATTTTTTTGTTTACCAAATAGATCTTCTATAACTTCTCTATTAGCTACATCCATATTTGCTAAAGAAGTAAAACCTCTTTGAGTTACCGCATCATCTAATACAACTTTTCCAACAAAAAAATCAGGAATATGGAATATGGGATCTTGAGGTTTATCCATCTTAAACCCACTTGGGAGTCTTGCGGACTTTAATAATCTATTCACATAATATTCTGCTTGTTCTGTATTTAAATTTTGACCTTTTTCTTTTGCAATATTTTTCATCATAGTTATTGCAGCATTCATTGTTTCTTCTGATGGTTTATAATTTAAAAAAGGAATTATAGATTTATTTTGAAATATTTCATATGTCGATCCTAAATAAGATTTAAATTTTTTACCAAACAAAGCAGTAAATTGTTTTAAAGATTCTGGATCCATTCTCGATCCAAGTGCAGAAAACATATCACCCCAACCATTTCTCATGGTTTGTAGATCTTCAAATATTTCTTTTACAACAGCATCATTAGCTTTATTATCTTTTAATATTTGTTTTGCTGCTGCAACTTTTGCTTCATCCATTTCTCCAAAAACAACTTTACCTGTTGGTGATACATCGGGTTTACCAGATAACAAAGCATCATTTAATTTTTCTAATGTTTCATTTCTTTGTTGTGCAGTCTGTTTATTGAATACAGTTTTTAATGGTCTAAATACTTTGTCAATATTTTTATCTATGTTTCTTGAAATGTTTTGTGCAAGGTTAACATCAGCTGCACGTAAACCAATTGATTCTCTTTCCGCTTCAAAAAACTCTTGAGTTTTACCACCCCTTGCTCTAAACTTACTAGCTGCTCTATCTAAAACTCTATCTATTTTATCATTACTATATCGTAAATCTTTAGATCTATTTGCTAATTTTTTTATAGTTGCACCAATACCACCCACTACTCCTGTAAATAATGCACCTTCTGTACCAAACTTAATTCTATTTATAATCTCTCTTTGTGGATCGTATTCTTCATCTCTAGATAGTTCTGTAGGACCTCCTAATAGGTCTCCAAAAGTTCCTGCTTCTTCTACATCACCAATAAATACACCTTCAGCACCACCTCCTGCTGCAGCTCCAGCTACAAATTTTGCAGTCTTACCTTTTCTATTTAACTCTAATGCTTTACCTGCAACTTTCTTTACGTTTGGATTATTGGCTACAAAATATCGTCCTAATTTTTTAGATGTTAAAGCTTTTGATGCAAGACTGGTACCTGCTTTAAACGCAATACCACCCGGAACACCAACGTTAACTAGCAGTTGTGCTATCTTACCTGCTCCAGTTGCTTCTGCTTTTTCATCAAACGTAGTTAAATCATCAAAATATTTTTCTACTTCAGCTGCTTTATTGGTATCGTTTGTAAGGTCATAAATACTTGCACCTAAAGAAAACAAACCTTTTGGTATTTCAATTAATCCTGATGCAATACCTGCGAATACAGATTCTAATGTAGATATATCACTAGATTCTTCTTGGGGAATTATTTCTTGTTGTTTGTTGACTGAAGATTTTTCTGAAAACAGTTCATTTAAAGATGGCATTTAACCTCCTAGAAGATTGCAATTTCTTCAAAATCAGCTTGGGCCGTTCCTGCGTTCTTAACTCTAATTACTTTTTTCTGTTCTGGAATTATATAGACACCATCTAATTGAACATCTTCTTTACTACTTGCTGTACCCACAAAGTCTGGTGCAAAAAGTTTAGCTCCTGCTATTACTGTTGGTAAATCAAGATCAGCTCCTATGTCTAAATCTTTTTTAGCGTTTCTTAAATACTCAGGTAAGTTAGTTGCTCCATAAGCAGCTTTTTTTACTCTATCTTTATATAAAGCCGGACCTAAAAGTTCTAACTGTCTATCTATTTCAAACTCTTTTCTTGCTTTATATTCTGCAGCTTCTCTTATTTGTTCTAGAACTCTTTTTTGTTTTATGT